AATAGTTTCTGGACCATCTATATGATAATATGTACAAAGAAACGAGACAACATTATCCGCATATATCTCATATACCATTCTCTGATATTCATTGATGTAAGCATATATATTATTGAAATTTTCATTGCCCATTATGTTTTTTGTTCCTCTATAGGTACGGTGGTATCGTCAAATTTAACAGAAATTTCTCCGCGTTCACCATTAAAACCACATTCGACGTTAACATTAAAACCCTTTTTATTTGGTAATAAAATAACGGTTATACCTAAAATTTCGCCTCTTGCATCATAGTTTAGTATTCGAGTTTGAACTTCCGTTTTTATAGCTTGGACTGTTCCTGAGTCGGCTGGTTCGAAAATTAGTGTGTAAAGATTACTACCAAAATTGGGGTCGGCAATATACGACCCCAATGGTGTCAATAAAATATTATTCCAAGAGTTTAAGATGACATCTATATTACGGATTCGTTTAAAATCACCTATTGATGATATATATGGTATAAAATCGTGAGGTTGTACATCTGTACCTCTAGCTGATTTGATAAATCGTTCTAATATATTAGCCATTCTTCATCTCCTTTATAAGTTTTTCCTTATCTTGTTCCAATTTTTCTTTCCATCTTAAGAGACTTTTAAGCTTTTCAACTGGCATATTCATAACGGTATCATATTGCTGGTGTAACATTTCTATAGCAGAGAATACATCTTCTCTCCAATTTTTCTTAAACCTTTCTATTTCATCGTCACTATTAGAGGCTGTGTACCATTCGAAAAAAGTTATCGACCAGATCAAGGTCTATTTCCTCCTCTTCACCACAATGAATACAAGTTGATTTCATCTTCAACTCGATTCCATAGTTACCCAATTTATCTTTGTATTCATTAAAGATAGCCGACTTATCATTAGGTGGTAAAGCACGATACGCGTCAATAATATCTTCTCTCGAAGAATATACGACAGAATCGGCACCTTCGACACTTTCAATAACGGTTTCAATGATAAGAGTTTCGGTTAAAACATCAAATAACTTACTGTTTGAACCTGCCAACTTCATAGCCAATGCTTCTTCCTTTAAAGTTGGTTGTTTTATACTAATGGAAACTGATGACATAATCGGCAAATTTATTTGAAATCTTTCGTCGAGAATGTTCCTATCAGCTGGATATGAATTCATTGAAAATGTGTCGGATGCATTAATTGTTATAGAATACTTTTTACCACATTGAGCACACCCAACATCATAATTTCTAATTTCTTCATACGTGATATGATATAGACCATAAAGAAGTGCGTCTCTATCCTTCAAAGAACATTTCTCAAGAAAATCCTCAAAAGTTACTATACTACTTGGTTTAATAACAACACAATCATAAATACAACGGTTCAAGTGATCAGTGACAGCAGACGCAGAAAGCAAACTACCTTTTATTCTTTCTTCCTCCTGAACTGTCATTGATCGTACTGTAAAAGATTGATTTGTATGAGGCGTTATTACCTCATACACTGGCAATGGTTGTTTAAATCCTGTAAACATTATGTGTTCTCCTTTCTATTCTCTTTTTATTAAAAATTCAACAGCTGTGTTTAGGTTCCTGCTGCTATTCTATTACCATAATTTTCAACAGATGCTTTAGCTGCATAAACATCATCTGATAATGATTGACATTTTGTTTTTACCCAGTTTTCGTGCCAAATGTAATCAACATTAAATTCCACTTCAATGTCTAAACGACCAACAGTTTCAACATCACTGGCAAATAGATCTTGTGGATCCTTTGTTGGAAATACACCATCGTATGCAGCATAATATTCAACTTGCTTTCCATCAGGTGCAGTGGTCCAGTAATACATTATACAGGCATATGTTGATTTTGTATAACCAGATAATCCAGCACCATCTTGCAAATTAGAAACACCAGTTCTATAATCTCGAATCATTTTAATCCAACCATGCATGATGTTAGTAGTTGGAGTACCATTAAATTCTAAGAATTTTACAGAAACTGAATTTCCATAATCGATATTTCCAGGTACAGCCCACTTAATTCCACCCAATCCAGTATATTCTACTTTATTAAGTGTTCCACCTGGAGGTGTTACAGATAAACTGGCACCCGCTAGATAATGAGATATGTCCTTTTTATCATCGAAACCAGTGTATTGTGTTAAACCAGTTGGTAGTGCTGCAAGATAAATAAATTGATATCCAGTTAAATATGGATCAGCAACACCAGTAATCGTACCACCAAAATTTCTAGTTAGACGATTATTTGGAACTTTTGCGAAAGAATTCTTTAATGACGCCATCTTTATATCCTCCGTTTAATTATAAACTCTTTTCTCTTTTTTTAATTTGTGACATTACGTTATCCCAATTTCCATTTTTAATGAGGACTACTTTATCATCAATATAAAAATCGGCTGCAAGTTTATCACCAGTTATAAGATCAAAATATATTTCTTTATTTGACAGATAATTTTTCACATTTTGTATCTCATCCTCTAGGTTGTATGCATATTCTTTTGCATTTCCTATGCTTGCTCTTGATGTAAAAATAATTATTTCATACCCTTTACTTTTTAATTCATCTATGGCATCTTTAGCACCATCAAATGGTTCATCATTTAATAAACCATCATTCCACCCAGATTTAAATGAATAGATGGTTTTATCAAAATCAATCATAACCCTTTTAGTTTTAAGCCCCTCTTTAAGTGGATTAGTTTCCTCTTCCTCCTCCTCCTTCTTTTTACCATCATAAGATTTCATAACTGGGGGCGCTAGAGAATCAATTGCAAATCCACCAACAGCTTCGTCGGCTATAATTTTTAACTCATCATAGAATTCAGATAATTTTTTGTGAAAATCTTTAAGGTTCATGCATAAATCTCCATAGAGTCTATACCTTTTAATTTTGTTCTACCTTTCTATTGAAGTCGCGTAACTATATATATTAATAAATGAACAGAAAGATGCTTAGATTTTTTTAGAGAGGAGGTGAAACTAATTTGAAAATAGCATTACCCAAAGAGTCAAAAAATCGTGTTATTCAAGCTGCAAATCTAATAAAGAAAGGATTTGCTAAATGGGAGACATATCCAAAGACAACTAGAAATATTGTAGCTGGAATTTCTATGGTCGCGTCTGGTATTCTCGTCCCAAAGGGCCTTTTTCTTCTTTTAATATCTTCAGTCTATGCTAGTAGACATATGTATCTTAGTGGTGAAGTTGAAGGAGCCGTCGACGAAGTTATTACGACTACTGTCGAAGAAGACTATAGTCATCCCTAATCACTATTGCTGGGGTCACTTGGAAAAGTGACCCCGAGCAACATACCTTTTTTTTATTTATTTAATGAAAAAGTTGAGTTCGATCTTTTCTACAACTCTGGTTGGTGTTAATGTAACATTAACATGAAAGATTTTTGTTTTCTTTTCATAATCTGTAGCACTAACTTCAACTTCATAATCGTCCAAACCTCTTCTATTTTTAATAACCTCCAAGAAATTAGTTACCTCGGATGCAACTTCACCCCAAGTAATTTGATCATTTTGCTCAAATACAAAGAAACGGCAAAACTGTTCTAAAGCTCTTTTACAGAAAAGAACCAATCGAACAATATTTAAATCTTGCAATGCACTTGGTTTAGCTTGAGTTGTTAGCTGTCCCCAAACAACATATCCTTGTGCAAACTTAACAATAGGATTCAATTGTTTCAAGTACATCTGATCCCTTTGACCCAATCGTGGATTATATCTCAAATCTTTGATGGTATCAATTGATGCTCTCTGAAAACCAGCAGCAGCAAACCAAATTTCTGCTACATTATCATTTCGAGGAATCAAATAGGACATATGATAAATTGGTGAAAACCAAATATCCTCTCCAGTAAAAGGATCCGAAACTTTATTATAAGATTCATATAAAGTAGTATAGAAATTATTGAACGTATTTACATTATTTCTGGATGACAATGCAAGATTTACTGTTGAATTATCACCATTATCCATGATACCAACACAGTCGCGTCTTGTTTGACATAATGTGCTGATAGCAGTTTTTACCGCAGTTGGATAACCAGCGTCATAAACCAGAGAAAAATAAACAAGTTCTGAATCAAGCATTGTGTCATCGATAATACCACTATAAGCAGCTTGCAGTAAATCACCAGCTTCATCAGGATCAACGGCACCAGTTGCAGTTCTCAATGCACCTTCTGAACCCTTTCTTAATGGGACAGGAATTGCAGATTCAAAAGCATCAACAACAGTGGCCTTTGATTCACGAATTTTATAAGAGACTGGTTCTGTTGGATCATCATTAAAATCTGTGGTATTACCCAACCATCCAGGCGTAGCAGAGGAAAGAGCTCTGGTTGAATATACAGTTATTTTTTCATTGTCGACACCGCTTGATGCTCCTAACCAACCCCATATTTCAGTACCACGAGCGTCTTTGGCGATAACAACATAATTGGCATTTCCCGTAATAGTTGCGTTTTGCCAATCAGAAAAATCCTGTTTATCGTCTTCTATGGTCATTAGTGTAAGATCAACTTCAACATTACCGATCTCATTATCATAATTCTTGGCAATGAGTTTATAGCCATCTGTATACTCCCCACTTGCAAGTTCCATTTCAGCTCTTAAAACACTAGAATATGTTTCTAAAACAGATCCGATGAATAAACTATCTCCAGCATTATCCGTAGCATTAGGGTCGAAAGACACTGAAAAAGATTCAATGATAACATCATCACCGTCTGTTTGTCTTTCATAGATATCTAATGTATAAACCCCATCAACTGTAGGATTTGCAAACTCTATAAATCTGACAGCAATACCATTATAATAATCACCTCTTCCTATTGGATATAGAAAAGCCAAAGGTTTTGTATCACCGTCAATTAATAAATTCGTTTTAATTTCTCCTAACGTATTTAGATCACCGACATATGTTATAGAAATAGAAGTGGTCGCATCAGCAGCCGCTAATTGTGTGTCGATTCTCATGTTAGAAAATGCTGCGTCATCTGGTAAGCATCTCATCCAATATAATGAGCCTGATTCACCTAAATGATTATACGCGATGTATGGTCCTTGTCCATAATTCTTTGTATAATCAAAGATGTTTGGTTCACCCCATTCAGAAACAAATTCTGCACGGGATCCAACGAAAATTAATTCGTTGTCTCGACCCTTTCTTGTTAACCCACAAACCAAACCAATGGATGATGGAACAACCTGAACAAAGGTTGAAAGGTCAATAATTTTTGTATATACTCCTGGTGAAATATTCGCCATTTGTTAATCCTCCGTAGAATAATTATATTTTTCGTCTACACGTAATTTCTTCCCTTCCTCCAGGTCGATCTCTATATATAATTTAAAATAACCTATAACTTTTAAGTATAGATGTACCAGATAAAAATGATACGTCTATCTACTGTCTTTATTAATGTTGGGAATGTAACTCTAGCAAACAGGCTAAATTGTCCACTATATCCTGGGTTTCTAGACTCAGCTGTATAAAGACCAGCTTCACTTATCTGTTGTCCATTACCCAATGCTGTACCCAAAGTCGTTGTAATTTTTCCGACCAGCCATTTATCTTCGTTATTATAATCTCTTTCAAATATAACGCTATCATAAGGATATTTATAGTATCCAGTTTGTGGATAATTTCCTCCAACCACATGATAGTCAGCAGCTGAAGAATCTGTAGCACTTACCATAACTAAAGAATTTAATTCTATATCAGTAAGAGTTGGTGGTGTTGGGACCAAAGGATCCGCTGGATTAGCTCCACCAGAACCGAACCCCATCCAATACAAAAATTCATCTTTTGTTGGTGTTGCACTTGCGTTATTGACATCAAAGATCCTTTGAACGATAAGCTCACGACCAAGATAAACTATTAAGTTACTTTTACTCAATAGATGTTTTTTACCAGTTACTGGATCTTGTTCCCAAACTTCAACCCAACCTTTGGGTCGACGTGAATCATTTAGATGTGTGAAAACTGAATCAATTAAACAGTTGTCGCCATAGCGTTCTTCTGCAATTACTTCAAAATTCTTAATATTTGATTTTTTTGCCATAGTTTTAATATCCCTTACAAAAATTTTCTATTGATCTATCCGTTTATTTTTTGTTCTACTTATTTTTGGAATTAAAGTTTTGTCTATATATATTAATAAATGATACAAACCATAAGGAGATATTATGCATAGAGCAGCAATTATCATCATAGTCGTATTGATCTTGGGTGTAGTTAAAAGATTTTTTATGAAACATTATGAAAAGTAAGGAGGTTGACAATGGAATTGGGATTAGGAGCAGGAATTATAATTATCACATGCTGGCTAGAGGTAGCGTTATATTTCATAGCGACATCGAAAGGGTATGGTATAGGGGATTCGTTTTAGAAAGAAGTGGGTGTAGTTAAAAGATTTTTCATGAAGCATTACGAAAAGTAAGGAGATAAACAATGTTAGAAATAACAATTTTAGTTATTACGCTAGGTCTTAATTTGGCAATATACGCCTTAGCAAAAAAACATGGTGTGGGTATAACAGACCATATATAGAAGTATGGGGGATGACATTGGTAACATCCCCCATATTTCTTTTTTTGGCTAAATTTGCTTTGATCTCATGCTTGGAACTTTTTCACATGACTTAACATGATAGGCTTCAAGCTCTTTTTCAATCTTATAGCCATTAATTCCAGTAACATCTTGTAAATCAATTTTCATTGCATGTATTCCATCCTTTCTAACAACGTATGCATTCTGTGATGCTCTCGTTGATAGCTGCAATCCGTGATCAGAATAATCATTACCACCACATAAACTACCAGATCTAGCGTGAAGATCAGTAATCTGTGCTGCATGATAGTGGCCCCAAATAACATAATCAATTTTTTCTCCAGTATGATCAGTCCATTTAGTTTTAATTTTTTGTATTTGAGTTGATACATTTCCATTCCTGATAGTCTGTCCATGCATAATTAGAATCTTTTTATCGAGGATTTTTACGACATGTTCTTGAATAGGTTCATTATGAAAAATCATCCCTCTATTTTTTCTAAACATCATTCGAAGCATTTCAAATATCATAGTATCATAATTATCGGATACAGAAAGATCACTATGACCCATTTCCTTATTCATACGACTTTCATTTCCACTTACATAAGTGACTTCAATATTAAATGATCTATTTAAATCCATCAAAAATTGTTCAAGAAGGATTGTTGACAAGACACTCGCTCTCGCCCTGTTAGTTGCCATATTCATTAATTCATCTAATCGTCTATCCGAATTAATCAAATCTCCTGTAAAAGCAACGAGGACTTTCTTTATACCATACACACCAAAATATCTTTTCGATTCTAAAGCGAATTTTTTTAATCTTTGAGATGCTATTGTGAAATCATATTTGTTATGATGCATATTTATAAGTTCGTTGAAATGTGTATCACTAACCTGAATAATACCCTGTGCATTTGGGTTATATGTTTTATGTATTACTGGATCATATAAACCTCTTCCTTCCAAAGCAATTGCTATTTCAGAAGCATAATCACTGAGAGCTGAAACATATCGAAATTCACTTCTTAATTTTCTTTCTACTCTTTGTTGATCTCTTAAACGTTGATTTCTCATTTCAAGAGATAAAGCCTGTTGTGATATAGAATCGGTAGTAACATTGTCAAGCAAATGTCCGTGTGTTCTTATAGTCTGGCGTACATATCGAGTGCTGCAAGGCACTTCCCTTGCAATTGAAATATGACTTATTCCTTGTGCTTTTAATTCGAGAATTTCTATCTGTTTTTCAGAGAGTTCAGTATCTTCTGGTGGATTAAAAAATCTTTGCATAAGTTATCTCCTATTTCATACCTTTGAATTTATAGTATGTTCTCGTTTTGTGAAAATAGTTCTCAATTCTTAAATTTATGATGTCTTCATATAAACCGCTGTAGCGGTTGATTTACCTGTTGATACGTCTGGTCGATAAGTTATTGACACCAACTCCCATCCATCTGTACCTTCAGCATTTAAGGTAGCTTCGGTTGCCGCGTCATCATCATAATCTTCAATTGTTTCAATTTTATATGTGTAAACTGCCATTTTATATCCTCTCTAAGAAATTTATCTTGGTTCACCTGTTACTATTATCATTTTTTCGTTTCCTTTCTTTTTTAGTTATTAATAAAAGTTATTGATTTAAATATTTCTCCAGCATATACCAATGGTGTAGCAAAACTACTAGATGTAGTAATACTATAGAAGTATGATGATACTGCATAATCGTTAAAATTTGGTGAAGTGTCAAAGAAAGCTTTAAAGTTATAAGGAACAAAGGTTGTTCCAAGTCGTACAGAAGCGGCTGAATTCTGAAAATCTAAACCATTTGCTTTAATTGGTTGAAATCCTAAAAAGACACCAAGAGTTGTTATAGTTCCAAATTTTTGAATCTGAAATATTAATCTATTAGTTAAAGCATTAGGAACATCAGTCCCATCTTCAGAAAATGATATACTTATAACATTTGGATCTGGAACCATTCTCTTGAGATTTATTACTTCATCTTCAGCAAAGTGAATAATACTATCACCAAAATTCCATCTTGATCCAATTACTACTTGCATTATATCATCACCATGAGGCCAACCAGTTCCCATCCACGGTGCCTCACTATTTGAAGTTGAGCTTGCGCTTGTGCTTATGCTTGTGCTACTGGAACTCGAGCTTGAGCTTGTGCTTGAACTGCTCGATGAAACACTAGAACTAGACGAACTCCTTTTATAAAGAACTGTAGCGGTTGATTTACCTGTTGATGCGTCTGGTTTATAAGTTATTGACATCAAGTCCCATCCATTTATGCCATCTACATTTAAGGCAGCTTCTGTCGCCGCATCAACATCATAATTTTCAATTGCTTCAATTTTATATACAGTAGCTGCCATTTTTATATCCTCTGTAAGAAATTTATCTTCGTTCCATTAGCATTTTTTGCCAACAGTTGAAACACTTTTCTCTTGTAACTTCTTTTTCTTCCTGGTCATCACATTTTATCTTTGTTCTAATTAAAGGTCCCAACTGTTCTACTCTTTGTACTGTATATTCTTCACCAGTAGGATCATAGTAAATACATTCAGTTGGTAGGGATCTTCTATTAGCACTTGCAGTTAAATTATCTCTAACATTATTGTTGTTAGTAGCTAAAGATTTATGTAGATCCCATCCTGCAATTGTCCAAGTTTTGTATTCTGTATCATCTAACCATCGAGTATTTTTAATTCTTTTTTCAGTCAAGAATTTTTTTATTGGTTCTAAAACCTGATCAAACTTCTTGACTTTTACAGCGTTATATATATCATCTGTTAAGCTGTTAGTTTCTGGTACTTTAACTGATCTATAAAGATCTTTTCGTATTAATTTTTTAGTTTCTGGGTTATAAGGGACTTCAAGAAAGTTTGAAATCTTTTTTATTTCACTCCATCCATTATTGATTAAGTCTCCATATTCCACAACTAAAGTCTTATCCCATAAATCTGTCTCGGATGATCTTAGTATATATCCACCAACTGATCTGATATAGCGACCAAGATCAACTTGCATATTCTCAGGAGAAAATTCCCAGCCTTCTTCTTTTGCCACTTCTACTCCTGATACTAATTTTTGTTGACTAAATGCAACTTCTCTTGGATGCCTTAAACAGAATATAATTTTGTCAATTTTATCAATTGCTGGCTGTACTGTATTGGACAAACCACCAGTAACAATTTTTATAACTTTATCTTTGTATTCTTCTACTTGTTCTTCTGATTTTATTCCTCTTGACACAACTCCAGGGACTTCCCAAAATCCTTCGGGGTTTAAGTACTCTGCACGTTCCTGTCTTTTTTTGTTTCTTTCTGGTCTCTTTCTCTTTGCTTGAGGATTTTGATCTCCTGCTATTTCAAGGCCAAGAGAATCAATAATCCTCATCATTAAAGAAGTTCCGCTTCTTGGTTCACCTGTTACTATTATCATTTTTTTATTTCCTTTCTTTTATTTAGTTATCAATAAATGTAAACGTCTTAAATACATCACCATTCCATTCCATAGATGGACTAACTGAAGAGGTGACAGTCGTATCAAAATAAGTGGTTGCCACAAAACTTGTAAAAGCATAGCTATTATCAAATGCTTCTGCAAAATTATATGGATTAGAATATTGAAAACTGCAACACGCTGCAAAACCACCTGTTCCTGCTTGTGCGTCTATAAGAACACCTGCAGTTGCACCTGTTGGGCCTAGTCTACCAACTCTAAGTCTTAATCTATTAGTTGAAGAATTAAATGTATCACTTCCATCTTCTGAATAGAATGCAGCAGCAGCAGTATTTGGTGCCCTTTTTAATCTTATTACTTCATCCTCAACAAAATGAACATTTTCAAATCTCCATCTGCTGCCAATTGTTACTTCGATCTCATCTGGTTGATATGGCCAACCAGTTCCCATAAGTGTATAGTCGCTGAATGAACTCGAACTTGTGCTTAAGCTTGTTGAACTTGTGCTTAAGCTTGAGCTTGAGCTTGAGCTGCTCGATGAAACACTAGAACTAGACGAACTCTTTTTATAAAGAACTGTAGCAGTTGATTTACCTAATGCATTTGGTTGATGAGTTATTTCTGCGAGTTGCCATCCATTTATGCCATCTACATTTAAGGCAGCTTCTGTCGCCGCATCATCATCAAAATTTTCTATTAATTCAAGTTTATATACAATAGATGCCATTTTATATCCTCTTTAAGAAATTTATCTTGGTTCACCTGTTACTATTATCATTTTTTCGTTTCCTTTCTTTTTTAGTTATTAATAAATGTCATTGATTTAAATATTTCACCTTGATATTTCAAAAGTGGGGTAAAACTTGATTCTTGTGTAACATCAAAATAATCCGAATCTGCATAGTTATTAAATGATGGATTGGTATCCCAAAATACCTTAAAGTCATATGGATTGAGGCCAGTAAGCCCTACATATGCACCAGTTTCAAAAACATGACTAGGAGAAGTTCTAATTGGACTCCAATATAACCACACTTTAGTAGGATTTGATGGATCAATTCTAATCCTTAGTCTGTTAGTTGAATCGCTTCCAATATCGGTACCGTCTTCTGAATAACATATACTATCACCCTCACATGCACCATGTCTTTTTAGTGTAAGAACTTCGTCTTCAACAAAATAAACATTGGCGAAGATCCATCTGCTTCCAATTGTTACTTCGATTTCATCAGGTAGATATGGCCAACCAGCTCCCATAAATGGAGCATCACTATTTGAGCTTGAGCTTGTGCTGCTTGAGCTTGTGCTTGTGCTGCTTGAGCTTGAGCTTGTGCTGCTTGAGCTTGTGCTTGTGCTTGTGCTGCTTGAGCTTGTGCTGCTTGAGCTTGAGCTTGTGCTGCTTGAGCTTGAGCTTGTGCTACTTGAGCTTGAGCTTGTGCTACTTGAGCTACTTGATACACTAGAACTAGACGAACTCCTTTTATAAAGAACTGTAGCAGTTGATTTACCTAATGCGTCTGGTTTATAAGTTATTGAGTCCACCTGCCATCCATTTATACCATCTTCATTTAAGGCAGCTTCTGTCACCGCATCGTCATCAAAATTTTCTATTACTCCAATTTTATATACAGTAGCTGCCATTTTTATATCCCTCTTTAATTATTCTAATTTTTATAGTAATGTATAATATAATAGTAGAGTAACAAAGTCTACGTTTGAGATTCCACCACCATCAGGCTCACCTTCAATTCTGATGAGATATCCACTATCCCCATCAGCAGATAAAATATGGTTTTCATTATTCGACCAATAAGTGTCAAAGTCAAGTTGTTTAAATGTTAATGTCTCATCGTTTGCCCAAATGTCTGTAACTGCTGGATTAAAACTTCTGTCAGCACCACCTGTTCTAACATTATCTATAATTTGATCGCCAGCTGCTCCAGAGTCAACACCAATATCTTCTAAATTAAAAATTTCTAATTTTTGATTCCCTAAATCTTGTACCTTAGAAATAATGAGTCTCATATCTGGACTGACTCCAGAAGAAAATGCGTCCATTCTATATCCTACGATCTTAAAATTTTTGTTGCCCAGATCGGGATAACCAATTACTCCGTAATCAAAATCAATAGCAATAATATCAGCACCAATATCAATGTTTGTGACCTCCCACCATTTCTTGGAAGTTTGATAATAAGTACCTGCGGTTGAGTCACTAATTATTATTTCCGTATCACTTGTTACTGGCACTCCCGTGGTTTCAGAAAGAGAAGCTCCAGTTACTGTAATGCTTCCAGTTGAATCTGCTAAAGTCACTGAATTGATCAAAATCCAAAGGTGTTGATTTGAAACTGCAAAATCATCTGTCACATCTCCAGTTTCTCCAGATCCCTTGGTGATAAATGATCCAGTCAAAGGAACTTGAACATCAGTAACTCCAGATAAAGGTAATGTATATGTAATAACTTTTATTTGTGAGTCTGGTGACCATGCTTGTGCTTCTTCATCATAAACAAGGGTCTGACCATTAGTCGGTGGAACTGGAATATTAACATCAGCCAATGATTCAAAATCTCCATGATTTAGAATATGAACTAGAATCGAACCTTCAGTGGAATCTGACACAATAATATTTCCGATATCAACAACGTAGTTAGGAGAGTCTGGTCTAACATCAGTGATTGCTCCCGCAACAAATGGTGATAGATATAATTCAGCACCTTCAGCAAACGCGGACGTATCTTGGCTACCAACTCTTCCGATAATTGTTCCATATCCATCCATATTGTTAGAAATATCATGAGTTGCCATTACAAGTCCTTCACTGGTAAGTTCTGTTGTAGCGATAGCAGGAAGAACTAATGCTCTATCTCCTGAAGCTCCACTGATATAACACACAGTTCCATCAGGAATTAATACACCTGATTCGTTTCTAATTTTAATATGTGTTTCCTGACCAACTTGTAATGTGACAGCTGGAACATCATTATATACTCCAAATGTATTATTTTCCCTATCCCAGAAAACCCTACCTTCTTTCCAAGGTGGTGGTACGTGATCATCATTAAAGTCTACATGGTTAACATCAACAATCTCTTGAAGACTAATTCTAAGATTATTTGTTGAATCGCTTCCCACTACAGGATAAAAAATTCTCTGGCTGTCAGTTCCTAATCTTACCATATATCCAAGAGTTGCAAAATCTGTGGAAACTACTGGTTCAACACCACCAACTGTTCCTGTAAAGTCTCTTCGACCATCTATATGTGAGTATTGAGTATGATCATCAACATCTAAATTAGATAGATTACTATGATTAGTTGAAGCTGTAAGATTAATCGTATCATCAAATGCAGTTTGAACTTCGGTAGCTATAGTCAGAGTACCTTTAATTATCAATCTTCCTATCAAAATTGAAAACTCTCTTAAAATAGTGGGGAGATCGCTTGGTGCAGGTTCTGCTTCGGCCACTGCTAAATTTTTATCATTCGTTACTCCATAAACCATATGTAGTGTATTATCACTTGGGATTAAATAGAACCACAAACTTGTATATCTATCTGCGGCCAGATTAGCTAATGATCCACTACCGTTATCATATTGAGCAT